GCCCCGCACCACTACCGAAGTCTCGACCAAGGGAACCACTGTGCGCACTGCGGCAGCGAAAACCGGTCATGACGATATCAAAACCGCAGTACTTACAGAGGAAACACACACAACCATGGAAAACATCAAGGACGCAGTCAAGGCTGCAATCAGCGAGCTCGCAGGCGAACCCGTAACAGGCGGCACGATCCACAGCGCACCAGCAATGAAGGCAGCACCAGCTGCGGTCGAATCAGTGAGCCCCTTCGACACCAACGAGTACCATCAGGCGTACAAGTCGTTCATGCGTGGCAGCGAAGATGCATCGGTTTTGAACACCCTGCACAACGCCAAGAAGTCAGCGTTTAAGACACTGACCGAAGCAACGAACAACGACGGCGGTTTCACCGTCCCAACGACCATCAACCGTGAAATCGTCGCACGTCGTGACGAACTTTCTTTCTTGGGTCAAATTGGTTTCACACGTGTCACCACGGAATCGTGGAAGCACATCATGCCTGCGCAGTCCGTCAAAGCAACTCCCGGAATCGTTGCCGAAGGTGTGACCGCAACAGCCAGCGAGCCAAACCTCGCCAACTCGAAGACCATTCAACTCTACAAAGACACACTCGAGTTTGCTTTGTCGGATGAACTCATGGCAGACACTTCGAGCAACCTTGAGTCGTTCCTGCAGACCGAAATCGCCCGTGCGATGGCAGTCAGCGCCAACAACTACATCGTCAACGGTTCCGGTTCTTCGCAGCCTTACGGTTTGCTTACCCGGGTCACCAACACCTTCGCATTCAGCGCAACGGCAATCACCAACGCGCAAATTGTCGGGCTCAGCACGGACGTTGCTGGCGAATACCTGACCAACGGCGAGACCGGCTTCATCATGCAGAACTCCACGTGGGGCGCATTGAAGACCCTCGACCTGACCAACTACAACCGCATCACGGACACCGTGAACGGTCAGCGCACCGTCGAAGGTTGGCCGGTGATGTTGTCGGCGCAAATCCCAGCAATCGCAACGACCAACAAGTCAATTATCTTCGGTAATTACAACTACTACGCATTCGTAGAGCGTGCCAGCGGTGTGCAGATCGAGCGATGGCGCGACGTGCGCAAGGGCTTGACCTACATCGTCGCTTCATGGCGCTACGGTGGCGACGTGACACAAATCGAAGCATTCTCGGTCGGCGTCCACGCTTAGTCAATCAGGGAGGTGTCAAGGAATCCTTGACACCTCCCTACCAAACGGAGACCCCACAATGAAAGTACAAATGTTATCCGGCATCGTGTTTCGTGACGCAGCAACCAAGGCGTGCACACCGTACCAAGCCGGGGATATCATCGAAGTCAGCGACGTTGATGCAAAGATTCTGATTGACGAAGGCTCAGCCGTCGCAGTGGAATCAGAGCCAGTCGAGAAGCCGAAGCGCACCACGAAGGTAGTCTAAATGCCATACGCAACCGCAGCGGATTTGCGTGCGTACATCGGCGCAACCGCAACGACGGACGACACACAACTCGGCAATGCGGTGACCCGTGCGCAGACCGAAATAGAGCGACAGACGCACCGAGTCTTCGAAGCGGCCGCAGACACGACGCGGTATTACACACCGTTGTACCGTCGCGAAGTGTTGGGCGATCTTGAGGACGACGGGCGCACCTTGTGGCTCGGTGCTGACCTGTGCGCCATCACGTCGATAACCAACGGCAACGGCACCGCGGTTTCGCTGTCCGACGTCGTTACCATCGACATCAACGTTAAGCCGTGGTACGCAATCCGACTAAAAGACAGCGCAAGCATTCAGTGGACATTCACCGGCACGCCGGAGTATTCCATTTCGGTCGTCGGTCGCTTCGCATACTCTACAACGCCACCAGCGGACATCGTAAGCGCCACATTGATGCTCGGGGCATATCTGTACCGAAGACGCGAAGGCGGCCCGGATACAGACCGCAACATCATCAGCGCTGACGGCGTGCTCATGGCTCCGGCACGGTTTCCCACCGATGTCTCGACCATCATTAAGAAATACGTGAGGCACTCATGAGTTCACAACTCGACAGCATCCTTGACGCGGTCGAGGCAATGAGTGTCAGCGGTGTGACCACGGTATACCGCGGCTCGTCGCTGAAGGACTCTGCGGAGATCGCAGACATCCCCATGCGTATCATCAGCGCCATCGGCATGAGTTCCGCACGTGTGCAAACCAAGACGCTCGGCGGCACTGGTCATGTGATGATGGCGGAGTGGACAATCACCGACCTCGCACTACTCCGCTCGGCAGGCATGGGCTTGGGATTGTCCGACGTTGCGCCAAACGTTGAACAGTACCTAGCTGCGTATCACAACGCAGTGCGGACACTGTCAGCGCCATCGTGGGCAGTTGTTGACCTTCGGTGTCGTGCGCAGGTCTTGGAATTTCCAGCGGCTTCAGGCCGTAACTATGACGCCGTCGTGGCGACCCTTGTATTTCGTGAGATTAACCAATAGGAGACTAAACCCATGGCACAAACCACAGCCGCGGTCAACGGCGTCGCTTCAACGGTCAGCATCAAAGTCGGCGCTGGATCGTACGTTGATATCAGCGGAGCCACGCAAAGCGTCGACGCCGCAACCGCTACGGTGATGAACTCGGACACCTACACACTCGACGGTGCCGGCGCCATCATTCTCTTGGGCAAGTATGAGCCCGTCGATGTGACCGTCAACATCTTGTACACCGAGACCATCACCACGGAGCCGTTTATGGTTGCGCAGGGTGCCTTCGCAGCGAAGAGCGCAGTGCAAATCAAATGGGTGCCACGTGGCGCAGGCTCAGGAGCCAACACCATCGAGACCGCAGCCACGGGCTACATTACATCCATCGATTATCCAGCCGTCGACGCATCCTCAGCCGATGCGCTCATGGTTTCCTTTACGGTACGGTGTCCGGCCATCACATACACCGACGTACCATAGTACGGGCGTGCGGTCATGGTGGGGCGTGACCGCGTGCCAACTTTTAGCCCCACACAATTTCTACAAAGGAGACACCCCACATGTCTATCGAGTACACCGTTGACGATTCGAAGTTGACCATCGGCGATCTTATCAAACTGCAGGCCAGCAAAGACGACCTGAGCGTTACTGTATCCATCCTGCGCAAGTGCGTAGAAGTCAGCGAAGGCGAATTCGAGGACATCCCGGCGAAGCACTTTCCAAAGATTATCAAAGCCGTCCTCGGTCAACTCTCGCCATCACTGGGAAACTAAAGACGGCGCTCAGTGCCCACCTTTGGGTGGGTGAAGAAGCGCCAATGGAATACATACGGCTGATTATGTGTCGCGACGTGTATCACTGTACTCCGACGGAGCTTGAGGCGGTGCCTTGGCAAGTTATCCATGAAGACCTCGCCATGATGCAAGTCGAGAGAACGATACGCGACCGAAGGAATAAGAAGTAATGGCCGAAGAGACGGTACTGATTCGCTTTAAGAGCGAAGACGACGCAACAAAAACAACCAAAGCCGTAAACGACGGGCTCGACGATGTTGGCAAAAACGCCGGCAAAGCGGGCAAGTCGTTTTCTGGCATGGGCTCGGTAATGACTGGCGTATTGCAAGGTGTTGGACAGGGCATTGTCGGCATGGCGTCTCAGCTGGCAGGTAAGGCGATCAGCGCGGTCACCGACTTTGTCGGCGGCGCAATTGAAGAGGCCTCAGCGTGGAACTCCGTCATGGCGCAAACCGAAGCCGTAGTCAAATCAACGGGCGGCGCAGCGGGATTGACCGCAGCCGAGATGGCAAACATGGCAGGCGAAATGAGTGCCGCGTCGGGCCAGTCTCTGTTCAGTGACGATGCCATTCTTGGTGCGCAGAATGTCCTTGCAACGTTCACCAACATCAAAGGGCAGAACTTCGGGATGGCGACGCAGTCCATCCTCGACATGTCGCAAGCTCTTGGCATGGATTTGGACAGCGCGGCGATGCAAGTCGGCAAGGCGTTGAACGACCCCGTGGCAGGCTTGGCGGCGCTGAGCCGTAGCGGTGTGCAGTTCACCGCAGACCAAGAAGCCATGATCAGAGCCATGGTGGAAGCGGGCAACGTTGCCGGAGCCCAAGAGATAATGATGGCGGAACTGAACACTCAATTCGGCGGAAGCGCAGCGGCTGCGGTCGATACCTACGCAGGGCAGCAAATCGTACTGAAAGAAAAGATGGCGGATGTACAGCAGACCCTCGGCGAGGCGCTGATGCCCATATTGATGGAATTCGGTACATTCATGGCGGATACCGTCGTGCCCATCATTGCCAGCGTTGTCACTTCGCTGTCTGGATGGATCACTTCGATGCAAGAAACCGGCACCACGTCGGGAGTATTCGACACAATCCGCAACGCCATCGCAGGTATTCCTGGCGTACTCGCAACGCTGAGCGCAGGATTTGCCACAGTGCTGGTGTTCTTGCAACCGTTGACCGATGCCATAACCACCTTCGGAACGGTCTTCTTAACCGCAATAACGAGCGCAGGCGGAGCAATCACTGAGTACTTGGCATCGCCTGTGATGATTGGGTATCTGGAGGCATTGTCTGCACAGTTGGGAGCGCTGGCAACATTGGTGCGCGATGTGTTGGTGTTGGCATTCCAAGGATTGACCATTGCGTGGCAGTTGTTGAGCGACGGCTTTACCATTGCATGGCCTTATATCAAAGTGGTGCTCGATGCGTTCTATTCACTGATTACCATCGGCATGGCAACAACGACCGGTATCTTGACCGCATTGTCGCAACTGGTGAAAGGTGATTTTCAAGGCGCATGGACGACGTTGAAAACAACGCTGGACACGACAATCAAAGACATCACCGGATTCTTTACGACACTCGAAACCAAAGTCAAAGGAGTGCTGAATGAATTGATGGGTAAGTTCACCGAGGTAGGCACGAACATTGCCACAGGTATCGCAAACGGCATCACTGACGCAGCAGGAAAAATTGCAGACGCAGCACGAGGCGCAGCAAGTAGAGCATACGAAGCCGCGAAGAATTTTCTCGGCATGGCTTCCCCATCAAAACTGATGCGCGATCAGGTCGGCAAGAATTTTTCCAAGGGTATGGCTTTGGGTATCATTGACGGCATCCCAGAGGTGGCCAACGCAGCACGAGACACCGCAGTGGTGGGAGCGGCGACGGCGGCGCAGACAATCAACAACATTACGCTCACTGCAAACTACAGCAACATGCAAAGCGAGTCCTCACTGATTGCTGACGCACGGGCTTGGATGATGACCATGGGGAGTGCGTAATGAGCATACTATTCCGACGCGGACTTAATGACACCTACACATTCAACGAAGAAGGCAACTTCGAATCAGGACAAAACTACACCGTCTATTTGACCGGGTCACTTAACTGGGGCCTTGCGCCAATGCATCGCATCACTCAACGCGGCCCATTTCAAGACGGTGACAGTGATATCGATTTCCGTCTTGACCCTCGCGTGTTATCTTTGCCGATTGTATCGCCTTGCTCCACATTCGAAGAGCACCTAGACCGACGCGAACGGTTATTGTCAATTTTCAAACCTGGAAACGACATTGCAAGATTTCGGATAACTTGGTTTAATGGCGTTGTGAGCAAAAACCGCTCCATCGATGTGCATGTCGTTGGCGGTCTTACAATGGATACTGACAGTAAAGACTACAACGTTCGCGGAGTAGTCCAGTTACGCGCAGCCGACCCAACGTGGTACGACACATTCAGCGATTCGGAAGTAATTTCAGCTAGTTTATTTGGAACTCCAACGCCATACCCAAAGACCTATCCTGTGCCGTACGGCTCAAGCACTATCAACAAGACAACAGCAATAAACTACGCCGGCACTTGGTTGTCTTATCCAATCATACAGTGTGTTGGCCCGGCGACCAATCTGACCATTGTTGATGGCCTTGGTCATATCATCAATTTTATCGACCCCATTCCGGCGGCAAATACATGGACTATCGATTTGCGCTACGGCGCAAAAACAGTCGTTGATCAAACTGGTCTCAATAAGTTTTCTTCGTTGAATATTAATTCCAACTTGGTAAACTGGGCACTGTATCCTGATCCTGCAGTAGCCAACGGAATCAATGTGATAGATGTATCGGCGACGGGCAACGATGCAAACACACAAGTCACCATGACGTACTTCGCACGATTTATAGGAGTGTAAACAATGGCTGAGCAATCTATCGGAATGGCTACAGGCACTGGGGTTTCTTTCGGAGACGGTAACGTTGGAACTGGATATCCCACGTCTCGTATGACTGAAATGGAAACCAAAACACTAAGCAACGGTGTGTTGTTTATTGGCAACAATTTGTCAATGTCCTTTTTCACATCGACGTTGACCATCAGCGACGGTGCGGCAATTGTTGGAGGTTTTTTTTACGAAAACACTTCGTCGGTGAACATATCAGTATTAACTGGTGTCGCAGACGGGACATATAACGTCGTAATATTGGCAAACGATACGGCAGGAGCGGTGACGGTCACACGATCGGCTTCGGGCACAACCGTGCTGGCTCGTACGGTGCGATTGTGTATCGCAACGAATGCGCAGTTGGTTGGCAAAGTTTACCTGCAAATAGGTCAAATAAACGTTGCTGCCACAAATGTCGTTGGAGATTTAAGAGATGTTAATCGTTTTGGCACATCGACTGTAATGCCATACCAATCCTATGCTTTTATAAACGGCGGCTCAGCGACGTTGACAACTGCAAATACTGCCGTTGCTGCAACTTCTTATGCATCCGCAGGCGTTACATCCGATCTCACATATGACGCATTTACATCCGGTGAAATCCATGTACTTCGACTTGGTCTTTACGCTGTAAGTGTATCAGCCACATTCTCGACAGGCACAACAGGAAGCCGAGTTATTTCTGTTTTACGAAACGGCGTGCTTAATTTAACCTTTCGACAAGCGGCTGCAGGCACTGCTTCGCATCGATTTATGCTAACCGGATTCATTGAAGTAACAGCATTGCCTACTGTTTTGACCGTCACAGGAACTGCATCACTCGCAACACAAACTTTTGACAGCGTTAATTTCCTCGTGAGCAGGGCCTAACCGATGCCAGTACAGTACGTCTTAAAACTGTACACCGCAGCCGGGGTGCCGATTGGCATCGTCACCCCGCTTGACATCGCAGTGGTGCATAAAGTCAACACGCCAAGCGTCGCGACGTTCTCGGTGAATCTCAATTCGCCAGTCGTCGCTAGTTTGGACTTTGGCGACATTATCGAAATTATACGAAGCGATCCCGAAAGCGGGATGCAAGCATATGTAGAGTTTGTTGGCTTCGTTCAATATTGGAACCGTTCATTTGGACAAAATCCTATTATGAACGTGACCGCGGTCGATGCAAAGCGCATATTACAATCTCGCATAGTGGCATGGTATCCCAACCTACTCGGTACGTCGTACTTTAACCCTACAACATATCCAACAGCGTCGCGTGTCCTGACTGAGCTGTGGAATCGCAACGTCGGCAGTCTTGCATTTGGTAATCCTCCGTACTACAGCGCAAATCTCACACGACGATATGCCACAGGTTTGCAACGGTGGACAGACGGACGAATCGCCACGGTTACAGATAAAGTTAACGTCAGTCTTGGCATTGCAGTAGAAATTTCATGCAGTGGCGAAAACTTACTCAAAACAATGTTCAAAGTAGCGGAAACTGGTGAACTTGATTTTGACGTACGCTTCACCATCTCTACGCTTAACTATACTTTATTCTACGCACGGCACCTCGGAGCCGACCGACGCAGTTACATCAAATTTACACAACAGAACAACACCGTCGGCAATATTTCTCAGTCAACCAATGTGATGAACTATGCTACGGTATTTCATGCGGTCGGCAAAGGCAAAGACAAGAACAACATGCGAGGCCAATATCCACCTACACCAACAACCGGGATTAATATGCGCGAAGCATACATCAAAGCCGCAGACCAAACAACGCCAGACCAACTTGACAACCTTGCATTTTCCAGATGGCAACGGCAACGCGTAAACATCAACGCATTTGACATTGATGTACTGCAGTCTGGTACATGGCGCTATGGTCGTGATTACTTCCTCGGTGATTTGGTATATGTGGAAGTTCCGGGCAGTGCATTACTAACGCGCAAGGTTTTTGCTGTATCACTTTCGATGAACTCTGAAGGGGCTGAGGAGGTGCGCATTGACCTGGCTCAAATCTGATGAAGCGCAATTGCTTAGCGAGCGTGTGAGTACCGTAGAGCGACGAGACGATGCGGTGTTCATCTCATTGACCCGCACGGGAACGCTCAGCATCACCACGGCAGGCGTAATCGTCACATGGCAAGAAGAAATTGACAGCGGCGGCAACTTTGCATGGTCGGGCTCGTCCATTACGGTGCCCATCGCTGGGTACTACAAGATAACAGTCATTGGCTCTTTGGCTATACGCGACAACATCCACGGAGATTTAGTCGTTAATTCTGTCGACGTCTGCTCAATGGGCACGGGAGCGCAGAGAGATGTGAAGTTCCGACACACCGCTACTCGATTTGTAAAAGCCGGCGACGTGGTGCAGTATCGAGCGCATACTCAAACAGGTACGCACACGCTGCAAGCAATAACCGAAGACACCGCTGGCGAATCGCCTATATTTCATATGGTGCTGCTATGATTTACCGGATTTATAACCCCGTCGCGATCTCGTACGAATACTTCGATGAGTACGGGGAGTACTACTCAGTACTTCCCGACGGTGCCGACGTGGAAGATCGTCCGTACACCGAAGCGGAAGCGATGAACGCACTCCGCACAGAACGCAATCTAAGGCTCGTTAATTCCGATTACACGCAATTGCCCGATGTGAATCTTACCGACGCTCAGGTGGACGCGTGGCGCGTCTATCGTCAAGAACTGCGAGACATCACCGAAAACATTGTGTGGAATGTGACGACATGGCCAAGCAAACCGTAGTATAATCAGCGTATCGCCGCGGTGTCCTATTCTTGGCAGAACTGCATCGCGGTGATACAATGAAGATGTCGTACGCGGTGCCTTTCCCGCTGACGGTCATCTGCATCAACGCCGTCCCATCACGGGGCGGCGTTGATGTATGCAAAGAGCCCCGCATCGATTAAGATGCGGGGCCTCTTTGTATCTGCTGTTTGCGCAGTGTTTGCCGTTAGGTGCACGCTCGTCAAACACTGCGCCAGTCGTCACTGAGCAGAGCGTCCAGTCGGGCTTGATTACGATATCTAATGACCGGCTGTTGTTGCAATTCATTGTAGCATTGCAGAAACTTGTCGAAAACTTATCAAAGATAGAAGTTGACAAGATGATTGTATGTGGTAATATAAGCACATGAGGGAAGTCGCTAGGAAAGGCAAAACATCATGATGACCGCAATTGACAGCAAACCACTGACCGAAGCCCAGGCCGAAGCATTAAAAGCAACCATTGCATACATGGAATCATGCAAGACCTGCGAAGCAAAGAAGCCACTGTTTGCCCGTTACGCAACTGAACAGGAAATCATCGACACCGCTGACTACTCGGACGAAGAACTGACGATCTTAATCCGTGGCACGTCGATGACTATTGAC